TAGCTCTTCTCCAGAGCCTTTTAGATTCTGAACTCGTCATGGTTATTAAGTTGTGTAAATAGTAATCAGGTGTTGGTAGTAATGGGGTCATTTTTTGCGACTTTTACGGTTAACTTTTGCTGGGCACGTCTTTCCTTTAGTCGTGCTGCCTTTTGCATGGCAAGAATCCTTACCGTCTCTGTTACCGTAAGTGCCAAGTTTCTTGTTAAGCTTGTTTGCATTGACTCGAATTGCTAAACCTCTTGGTGTTTTGTTGTATTTAGCCTGCTGTTTTAGCCGTCTAGCTTTAGCAGCAGGGTTTTTCTTGTAGTAACTAGAAGTTTTTGCCATAGACTTTTCTCTTAACTAAAGATGGATCTACAGTTGGTATAATCTTGTTGAGTTTGTCCAAGGGACTACCCTCGTAAGCGACACCTGTGATATCATTGGTTTTTAGCCAATCACAAGCTGCCTTTAGATCTTGTACTGTTGCTTCTCCACTTTTGATTCTGCGTAGAAAGTCCTCTGTAACAAGGTAGTGTAGCTCGTTAAAACTCTCTTCTGTTGCTTTCTTGGGTATAACCCTTGGATTCTCCATATTATTCTGGTAATAAGTTTTTCTTGACAAGAGCTGTTAGCTTGTCGTCTACTGTGTTGTCAGTAGTCTTACTGTATGCTTCTAGTAGTTTTACTACAAGCTCTTTTACAGCTTTGCTGCCCAAAAACTTGAACAGTATTGGTTTAATAAGTGCAATCATAATGATGGTGTGTCTAAATCTGGGTCATCTTTTTTAATAAAACGTCCGTGATCGTCACGTTTTGCTATTTTCTTTTTTCTTTTTGGTTTTGCATCGGCAGCTGCTTGTGCTGCGATTTGATCTGATAGTGTGCTCATTTTTGCCAAGGCCATTTTTTCTTAGGTTTGGGTGGTTGTAGAGCAGATATAGGTACGACATCTTGGCATAGTACTACCATTTCTGATTTAGGATGGAATGTAAAGCCACGTTGTCTAAGTTCTGCACATTTCAACGCACGGACTAGCTCATAGTCTAGTCTCATTTTTTCTTCTTGACGTTTAGCTATACGTTTACATTGCCGCAAACCTTCACGATCTAGCGGAACCATAAAGTTAACTTGAAAGCCCCAGTTCTGATTGATGTTGTAGCTTTCTTCAGCTTCTGGTTTTGTATCGTTGCCCATATAAAAAGGACTAAACGTCATAGTAGACCCATTACATTGAATGTTTGGGCCATATACCTGACGTGACGCTGCACCGTTGTTTTGAAACTGCACGGCTTGGTTCGTCACATTACCCGTAGCTGCTGCTACAGGATTTGATGTATTGTTTGTATCTCCTTCAGCGTATACAGGTGTTACTGAGAGAAGACAGAGAGCGATGTAGTAGTAGAGTTTATTGTAAAGTTGCGTGTATAATCTCTTTGTTCTACTAAGCCTGCTGCTCTTGTTGTTGTTTCTAAGCTCCATGGTAATGTACTGTCAGTAACTGTGAATACTGCATCACCACCAGCAATGCCAGCACTAGCTGCTGCTGTGATATTAGATCCAGACCAAGTGTTTACGGCTGCACCGAAGACTTGCACTTGCTCTGTCTCAACGATAGTTTGAGTTGTTGTAGTTGTACTGTTCATAGACCCTGTAGTAAACTGAGGGGTGACAGTATTAGCTCTTGCTACTGCGGGTGATAACAGGGCTAAGAGAAGAATTAGTTTCTTCATTGTTTTGGTTGTTGTTTGTCTTTCTCACCTTTTGTTCTACCTGTAGATAGCCCAAATGTTGCTAGGGCTCCCGTAAAAATCGAAGCCACGAACGTGATATCCGACGATGCTCCAGTCTTTTTGACCATAGGTAGCTCGACATAGTTTAGTGTAATGATAAAACCAGACCAGATAACTACACCTAGACGCACCATGGCTCCTAGTATTTGCATCTGTTCGTCATGGTCATCTACATTCTCTTTTATTTTTTTGAGGATGCTTTTTCTGGCGGTTTTGTTTCCATTTGTTTATCTTGCCTTGTAAGAACTTTTGTATTCTATCCTTTAACGCATTGATTACAGGTTGTGTAGCAGTCGCAGCTGCCACAGCCGTTACAGCAGTAACAGACGCTGCAACTAAGATCTCTTGCGATGGTAAAGGGATACTAGGTAAGGGTGGAAAGTGTATTTTTGGGGGTGGGTTTTCTTCTGTCCGCACCTCTTCTGTACCTTCGGGTCTTCGTAAATCTTTCGGAGGTACGACCAAAGGTTGATATGAGGGAACATCTGCTCTAGGAAAAGGTAATGATGGAGTTTTTACGTTAAAGGTGGGTGGTAACTTTATCGTGGGTAACTCTACCAAGGCTTACCTTGAGCTGTAACTGGTGTATTAATTAGAGTTATTTCATCTTCTAACCACTTTTCTACACGAGCTACTTCATCTGTTCCTAATTTTGTTTTAACCCAACCAAGCACTGTTGACTCAGTAAGATCATTGTAAGGTATAAGTGTTTCTGGTTTATCAAGTTCTACTTCACCAGTTGCCCTTGCTTTCTCTTCGCTACCGTCTATACCTTTTACACGATAGATAACTTTTTTAACATAGCCGTCAGCTAGTTCTCTTTCAAGGGTATTAATTTCCCAAGTTTTTGTAATTGCCATTTTAATTTTGATTTTCTAAGGCTGTAATTTTTGCGGATAACTCTTGTACTGCTTTTACAAGAATTGGTATAATAAGTTTTTCTTTAACACTAAGAGTGTCATTTATAGTTGCATCATCTAGCTTTACACTTCCAAACGAACTAATTAAGTTTGAGTCTACAGTCTGCACTTCTTGTGCTATAAAACCATATAATCTATCTTTTTCTTCGTCACAAAAGCCTTCTACCCAGTTATATGCAACAGGTCTTAGAGAGTTTATAGCCCCTAATCCTTGATCTAAACTTACAACATCTTTTTTTAATCTAGAGTCAGATGCGTTAAAAATATTTGAAGCTTGACCGCCAGCACCAATATTACCGTTGGAATGTATTTCCATTCTGGTGCCGTTTGTTATAAATTTAATATTAGAGTTGGTTGCACTTTCTATACCAGCAGTACCGTCGCTAAAAGACGAAAGCTGAAAGCTATCCGAACCAGATAATAGTCTAAGTTGTACATCTTTATTACCATTACCAGCTATTTGATATCTACAATTTGCAGTTCCTCCTACGGTATGCTGGTCTGCTCTTAAAGATATTACAGAAGTATTCCCAAAAGCTTCTTGTGTGGTGCAAGTCGAGAATCTATTATCACTAAGTTGACAGTTCTCAACATCAGCATCAATAGTTATTCCAACACTCGATGCCGAATCAAATGCTGTAAATATATTATTAGCTATCAGGTGACTATGGCCTTCTTCAAGATCTATACCCTTATCAGTTCTGCTATCGTTGCCTTTATTTTGTCTTCCATCACAATGAAATATATTATCTGTAATACTGCAAAATTTATTACCTGAATTATTTAAAATAGCTACACCTGTGTAATCAACAATAGCTCCAGATTCAGTATTACCGTAAAATAAATTATTACTAATAATTGTTTGCAGTGATTTAGATATTCGTACACCAAACTTATGACTGTTAAAGTGGCAGTTAATTACACGAATACCGGGCTCGTATAACGGATTACCTTGATCATCGTTTAAAACATTTCCGCTAGCGTCTACACCAGTAGCATGATCTAAACCAATCAGAACACTTATTGCTAAACAGTCTACATATGATATACCTTCACATTTACCTGTAACTATAAAACCCTGACCATGGCTAGAATGTAAAATGTCAACTGCTTGACAATTCTCAAACTGAGTATCTAAAGACTCACCATCAATTTTAAAACCAAATTGTGCTTTAAGGTTATTGTTAGAAGGATGGTTATTTCCAGCAAAAATAGTTTCAATAATATTACTACATCTACAGCTAGTAAAATGAAATCCTTTTTTCCATGTATTATCAGTTCCTGTATAAGTAGCTAAAATATTTTCAAGCGATACAGCAGCTCTTACAGTTCCGGGAGGGTCAGGCATCACTGCTACTAAGGGTGAGTCTAAATTACCTGCAGCTAAAAATTGAAACTTCTCAAGCATTAATGAATGAGTATGATCGCTAGAAGTCCACTCTAACCCATTTCCAGTACCAGTAAATTTAAGTATTGATAACCTTTCTCCGTCACCAAACATGGTAACATTCTTATCATCTATATCTAAAGTTGTACCTATAACATAGGTACCTGCTGGAATGTATATAGCTTTTTCAGTAGCCAACGCATTATTAAAAGCTGCGTAATCGTTTGTAGAACCATCACCTACTGCACCAAAATCTTTTACTGAAACAAAGTCTTCTAATTTAGAATCAACAGTTCTAGCTGCTGCTCCTGTATTTGACTGTGTGTATGATAGTTTTGTTGCATCGATTGCTGCATTTGAAGCTACAGAAGCATTGACTACTGCGTTATCTGCAATATTATCTGTTTCAACTGCGTCAACTGCTAATTTAGTGTGACTTACTGAACCAGTAGCAATTTTTGGGCCATTAACTGCACTGTTTGCAATCTTAGCTGTAGTGATTGCATCATCAGCTATCTTAGCTGTAGTGACTGCATCAGCAGCTATCTTGGCTGAAGTTACTGCAGAGCTAGCTATCTTGGCTGTAGTGACTGCAGAGCTAGCTATGTCATCTGCAGCAATGGTGGAATCCTTGATCCCACCCGTGCTTATTTGTGTTAATGTCATAATTATTTAACGTATAAAGTACTCTTCGACTGTGCTACTCACATCTCTCATCTTGACCCAACGATCATTCACAGCTTGACCTTTTAAAACCTTTACCTGTCCTACTAGACCTACAATAATCCATTCGGCACGATCGTGTCTTGGGACATATGTTTGACTAGAGTCATAGTCAGGATTTAAACGATAATGAGTAAACTTATTACCTTTTGCGTCAACTGTTCTAACAGTAGCATCGCTTGGTACTGTAACACTTGAAGGTATTAAATGAGATTCGTAGTTATGAAACTCACCATCTGCATCTGTCCATTCAATAACATTATGTTCATCTAAGATAAAACGATCAAAGTCATCTGTAAGATACTTACCTTGCCATTTATTCCAAGCTGTATTACCTATAGTCATAGATGCTTGACCTGCTTCTTTAGGTCTTACAACTCCAATAATATCAGCAACAGCATCACTAGATGTAGCTGCTCTTACCTTGTTATTTTCTAGTACAACAGTTGTACCAACAGCAATCTCAGATCCAGTAGAAGACTCGAAAAATTCTGCGTAGTCAGCACCGTTGTTGTTCCAAGTACCATCTGCATAAGCGTTACCATCACCTCTTATTGTAAACTCACGGTCAGCAGTTCCACCATGCCCCGAGTCAAACCCACAAAAGTTATAACCACTATTAGCTCCTCTAGTTGCATGTATTTTTATATGGTTATCATCATAAGATACACTTGTAGGATTAAGTCTTAAAACATTATTGTTGCTACCCTGATTACACTGTTGCATACCATTAAGCTGGTTGCCAGTGCTATCGGTATAAAATTTTAAAACGTTGTCATAGTATAGCCTTACTGCACCATCTTTAAAACATTCTATAAAGTCTTCATTGTTATCAGCGTCACGTAATTTTATTGTGTCACTTCTTATAAATAAAGCATTAGTATCATTAACTATATAAGAGTTAGAACCGTCATGGTACAGTTGAAAATCATTACTTGTCCCAGAAATAAATTTATTACTATCATTTAAGTAAACATTTCCGCTAACTAACACACCAGAAGAGTGTGTTTCAAACTTTTTACTGTTATTGTGGTAAAGATCTACTGCTCCATGAATATTTACAAAAATAGCTTGTTTTTCAGATCCACCAGTTGTTCTGAAATCCATATGAGAAGCACTTGTTACATATAAAGTACCTGTATTATTTTTGATATAAGAGTTACTTCCATCATGTAAAAGTCGTAAATCATATGAACCACCAACTCTTACTTCTGAGTTATCCTGAGCTACACCTAAATGACCAGTTACTTCAACACCATAGCTTTCTGTTTCTAGTTTTTTAGCGTTGTCGTAGTAGAGTTCTGTTCCTGCGTTAACTTGACCAGTTAAATAATTTTCTGTACCAGTTACCGATCTTAATGCTAACAAATCACTTTGAATTAAAAGCCAGCTAGTAATGTTATTAATAAACGAATATGTACCGTTGTGAAAAACTTGTAAGTCATCACTATTTCCAAATTGAGCTGGCTGATTATCTGTAAGATTTAATTCACCAGTTATATTAACACCAGAACTTGTAGTCTCAAGCTTTTTACTGTTGTCGTAGAAAAGTTCTACTGCTCCGTTACCAAGAATAGTAACTCCACTTTCGCCGCTTTGTGGTTTAATAAATATATCATCTACTGATTGAAGTAATATATCGTCAGCATTACCAAAAATTTGTAAATCTCCTGTATTAGAAGCAGCTATGACACTGTTGCTTCCATCGTGATAAAGTTTTAGATCTGCAGCAGCTCCAAGCTGTAGTTGTTGACTGTCATTTGGTAATTTTACTTCACCACCTGATTCAATCTTCATTTGAACATCTCTGGAAGTATTACTACTTGAGTAGGTACCAAGTTCTAATACACCTGCACTATTTCCAGCAAACACATGTCTACCACTAGCATTACCTGAAATTGTAAAATTAACGTCTCCATCAAGTAGTATATTACCTGTTGCTTCAACGCCTGCAGCATATGTTCTAAATTTTTGAGAGTTGTCGTGATAAAGTAGTACATTTCCATTCTCAGTTGCTTTGATCATGGTTTCTGTATTACCACTATTATTAAACTTAACAACATTTCCAGAAAGTCTTAAATCACCAGTTCCAGAATCACTAACATAGCTATTATTTCCATCGTGATAAATTTGTAAATCTTCACCGTCTCCAAAAACAACTTTGTTTGAAGCCGATAAAGTGCTACCATCATTAAAATGCAATTTACCTGAAAATTGTCCACCTGTTGACGTAGTCTCAAACTTCTTACTGTTATCGTAGTAAAGCTCTACTGATCCGTTTTCATTAAAAACAGCTATTTGTTCACTATCAGCAGCATTTCTAAGTGAATAAGTATTACTTTTAAAAATTAAAGCTCCTGTACCGCTGTCTTGTATGTAGCTATTACTTCCATCGTGATATAGCTTTAAATCTCCACCAGTGCCAAG